GCAGAAATTATCATTATTTTCTTTTCGGGGTCATTAAATAGAGTCCATAAAACAAAAGCACCAGTAATCCAGCTCTTACCAACCCCCCTAAATGCCTGGATTTGTAGTCGCTTGGGACCACTCTGCAAGTAATCTGCAATTGCATATTGTGCCCTCGTTGGAGAAGGGAGATCAAGCTGGTCCCATAATGCTTGCAGAAACAGCTTGAAATCGCCCTGTAAGGACGTTAAAACGTCTTTCATGTACGAATGTGGATAAAATTAGTTAGCGCGGAACTGACGGTTCTCTGGGCGCAGTTTAGAAACGACTGCCTTACGGCTTGACATCTTCTTGTAGATATATCTTTGTATATGGTCCATTTGCTTTACGTATCGTTTGACAAACTTCATTCTTTCTTTAATAGGTGTATTTTCATTAAATACAACCTTTTTAAAATCCAGACCAATCTTTGTCATCTCTGCATGAACCCAATCATGGATGTCTGCCGGTAAATTTACTTTGTTATATACAGAGTTTCCAGTTTTCAAACCATAGCGTCTATATAAATGAGTATAAAGTGCTCTTCTACCTTCTGGATTTAAACCTTCAGCCATATTAGACATTAGTTTAACCATATTTAGATGATGAGCTTCCCAACCGCGTGGTGCAGCGTCTAAAGATCTATTCCATGACTTAAGGTCTTCAGGCTCTATAGTTTGTTCAATAATAGCAAGATCTCTAGAAGTACCTGTTCTCACTGATTCATCTAGCTTTTGTCTAACACTACGTATAGCTAACCTTCCAGCTTTTTTATCTTTAACATCACCAAAATACCTTTCTCCATCAAGCTCAGCATAAAGAGACTGATCTTGTTTCTTACCAGTTCTAGTAGACCATTCTTGCTGGTAGTTCCTGTAAAGTGTTTGAGGTTCTCTACCTAATGGTCCCGGCTTACGAGCTGGAATCATAAGATCTATTTCACCCTTTACTCCAGCTTCTCTAAGACTTGTCGTTAATCTATCTTGTAATTCATCTATAGGCATTGCAACATCAACGGAACCACGCCTTTTAGTGAGATGATTATCTACAGCTTGTTCTCTTGCTAAGTTGTTGTTTGGAGCAAAGTATTCTGTTTCTGGTACGAAGGTGGACTGATTAGCTTTAACTTTGGCTACTTCTGCATTTGCAGATGCCCTAGCCAAGGATTCAATTCCGTTTCCGTTTCCGTTAAGTCCGTTCTTTCCGTTCTTTCCGTTCTTTACAACTACATCCGCACCGTTCGATACCACCTTTTTCCCATTACCGAGAAGAGGCTTGATAATTGATTTCATTAAAAAAGCCCTCTTGCGAGGGCGGTTATTGTTTACCTTCCGTACTTCTGTCTGTACGTTTCTCGTCTTCTCTTCCTTTCCTCTCTATTTTTTATTTTCTTAATAGCTTGGAACTCTTTGTTCTTGGCTACTAAACGATTTACATGAGCTTCACCAAATCTTTTAATGTTCTTTTCTCTGAGCTTTGCTCTAGCTGAACCGGGTCTTGGTGTCTTGGAAGTAGTTGTGTTATTTTGTTGGTTTTTCTTAGCTTTTATAGATAACTTTCTGCTGTAAGTTTCTTTTGTATCTTTATTTTTGATTCTCTCGTCTTGTAGTTTTCTATTTGCTTCAGGGTTTTCTCTAAAGCTTGGAAAACGTTTATCAACCTTTTTAGTTCCAGTAGGAGCATTAAAGTCTTGTTTCTTTTTCGCTGCGTTACTTGAATACTGAGTCGGTAGACCTCTTAATTTATTTACCTTTAACTTGTTATTGTTATCTTTCTTTTGCTTGTTGATGTTTTTGGTAGTGGAGGATTGATTAGAAGTATTGTTAGATTTACCTCTTACTTTGTTAATAGTATTTCCAATTAAATTTTTAACACCTTTTCTAATTTTTAAATTAGTTGCCTTATTGCTTTTTTTAATAGCAGCGTCTTTATCTTTTCTGTATTGAGAAAGAGTCTTATCGCCTTTAAAAGCTCTATCTGTTAAACGTTTTAATCTTTGCTCAGCTATTGTTGCTCCAATAGCTAAAGCTGATCCACCAACATTAGACTTTATATTTTTTGGATTTTTTATATTGTCTTTTGCTGATTTTAAATTTTCAAACTGTCTGTCTATTCCACCTTTAACAAGGTTTTTAAGTTTAGATGCACCTCTTTGAGCTGTAGTTTCAGGTTTTTTTAATTCTGTTTGGGGTGTTTTTTTATAAGCTTGAACACCTTTTTTAATTAGACCTTTACTTTTTTTAACACCTTTTATAGATAAGTCTTTAGCACTCTTATAAGTTTTACCTAAAAATTTACCTGTTTTTTTAAAGAATCCTTGTTTGTTCTTAGAACCTTTAGGTCTGCCAACTGTTTTCTTTGGAGGCTGCTCAGTTTTTGGAGGAGTAGTCTTCTTAGGAGGAGTAGTCTTCTTAGGAGGAGTAGTCTTCTTAGGAGGAGTAGTAGTAGTTGTTTTACTCTTTGTCTGAGTTCTAGTTCTTGTCCTAGTTTTTGTAGCTTTTTCTTTATCTTGAAATGAGTTACCTTTAAGCATTTTTTGCTTCTCAGCTTTTGTCATGCCGGTTGTTTTTCCAGTTGCTAAGGTTTTACCTTTAGCTGCTGTGGAAGTAGGTGTTTTAGCTACTGTTTTAGTTTTAGTAGTAGTACCAGCTTTCTTGTTAGCAGTTTTTTGCTTTTCAATATTCTTCTTAGTGGAATCAATTTTAGTTTTTTCTTCCCTAAGTTTTTTCATCTTAGCGTTGTACTCTTGTACAGCTTTTCTATACCTAGCTTGTCCAGCATCTCCGTAGGCATAGTTACCTCTCTTAGGTCGTGCCATTTTATTTAATGTGTTGATGAATAATTAATTCTCTAATTGGCTGAAATCCGAATACTTTTCTCATCCATTCGAGCCAATTGCTACTACCTTTGTCTGCATTACATTTTCTGCACGCGCATACAACATTAGTTGTAAGATCCTGACCACCTTTGCTACGAGGCTTAACGTGATCAAGTGTAAGTTCTTTAAATTCATAAGTTTCTCCGCAATAAACACATGTGTAGTTGAAGTGCTCTTTTACAGCTCTTCTCCAGAGCCGTTTAGAATCTGAACTTGTCATGGTTATTAAATTGTGTAAGTAATGTTTTGGACTAGGTAGTAGAGGGGTCATTTACGTATTTTGAGTCGGCTTTTTCTATTAGTGGATTTCTTTTGGAGTCTTCCTTTGGTAGTACTCCCCTTATAGTGAGCAGCGTCGAGCCCATCACCATTTCCGTAGGTACCAAGTTGTCTATTAAGTCGATTTGCATTGACACGTAGGGCTAATCCCTTCTTTGTTTTGTTGTACTTTTTTTGTTGCTTAAGCCTGACAGCTTTAGCTTTTGGGTTGGATCTGTAGTATTTAGCTGTTTCTGCCATAGAGTTTCGCCTGTACTAATTCTGGATCAACCGTGGGCATAACCTTTGCAAGTTTAGACAGAGGGTTTCCGTCGTAAGCAACTCCGCTAATATCATTAGCTTTTAACCAATCACAAGCTGCTTTTAAATCTTGTGTAGTTGCTGAGCCGTCTTTAATACGACTCAGAAACTGTTTAGTAACTAGATTATGCAACTCGTTAAATTGATCTTCAGTTGCCTTTTTTTTCATTTTTTTTAGATTTTGCTTTAGCTTTTTGCTTTTCAATTAAATCTGATGTTGTACTCATGTTGTCCTCTTTATCTTTTTTTAGCTGTTTTAGCTGACCTTTTAAAGTTGGCAGCAGTTGGGGCACCAGCAGCTCCGGGTTTTCTCATCTTTTCGCCAGAACCTTTCTTAATTCTTAGACGTTTTGCGTGGATGTTTGCATAAAGTCCGCGTTTAGCCATTATGGTCCTGTAGTTCTGCTTGCTTTTGATGGGTTCATACTTGAACCTTTACCATATGGGTTATATGGTTTTTTCTTTTTCTTTTTCTCTTGTCTGTCAGAAATTGAACGAGACTTTGACCCATCCATGTCTATTGTATGTGCCATTATTTCTTGTTCCTCATTGCAGCTTTTAGCCTTTTTTGCACAGCAGGAGGCATTTTTTGCATATTAAGTTTTAACTGACCAGTAGGTTTACGTGGCATTGGTTTTTTCTTTTTAGGAGGTCTTCCCATTTGTGAACCGTAGGTTCCTTTTCCCATTGGCATAATTAACATTTCCATTTGCGAAGGGCAAGAGCCTTACGAGTAGGCTTGCCGTTTGGTTTTTTCATTGGTCCTTTAACACCCGACATGCGAGCGCAAAAAGATTTTTTCCTTGGACCACCACCGGGTTGTGGTGCTTTTAGGTTAGAGCCTGTAGCTCTGTTGTATTTTTCTCTACCAGCTTTGGTGAGTCCGCCAGTACGACTTTTATGTTTGCCTATTTTTAAACTGACGTTTGCCATTTAAAGTCCTAAGCCTTTTTTGACGATTGCTAGAGCTTTATCATCAAGCTCATTATCACTCTGCTCTACTAGTTTTTCTAATAATTCAACGACAAATGTCTTGAATTTAGGTGATCTGAGTGCAGATAATACGAATGGTTTTGCTAGTGCTAACATTTTATTTATTTAATAAGGATTGTATTGGAACGACATCGCTGCACAAATG